GCTTCTGACATAGCCATTTTCGTCTTCTGCTTGTTAGCATAAATTTTACTTCCAGCAGAGACGGCTAATTTAATCGCCGATAACCACATAATTTAGTACCAAGTTGCTTTAACAGGTTTTTTGTCTGGTCTCATTCTTTTTGTACCTCTAACATCAACAGTTTGTGATGTTACAGGATCTGTCATTTCAACAGGAATGCCACCTTGTTGCTCACCTTTTGAGTTTGCACCAAGTTCAGGAACAACTTTTACATTGTTAGCACCGTTTTTTGTTTTTCTAACCATAGTTTTCTCCTTAGTTATAATTTATACCTTTTTCTTTGGAAAGTTTCTACCGAAATCGTGAATTTTACTTGCATCAGCCATTTGTTGCTTCGCTAAAGACACGCCAGCACGCAAACCAGCAAGATTTTCTGCTTGTTCAAGTTTTTGTTCTTGAATATCTTGGTTCATCATCGCTTTCATCTTATCAAGATCTAATCTTTCTTGTCCTTCTTCCTCTTTTCTTTGATTTTCTTGTGCTCGAAGGTCAATTTCTCTACCTTTTAGTCTTAATAATGGATCTCCACCAAACTCACCCATAATTTTTTCTTCTTCTTTAGCAAAATCTTCCTGCATTTCTGCAATTAGCTTCGCTTTTCGTGATTCTATTTGGTTTGTAATCTGTTGTAGACGTTGTTGTGACTGCATCATCTGTGGATTTTGCATCATACCAGCTGCCATTGCAGGATTTTGTGCGCCCATTGCTTGCATTTGTTGTTGAATTATCTGTGCTTCTTGTAATTCTTCAACAAATTCTAATTGTACTTGCTCTTGAGCCATTAAACTAATGTGTTCTAAAATATTTTTTTGTAAAGATGCCATCGCCGCTGGATTATTTTGTGTTTGGTTTAATCTCATAAAGTTTAAATGCGCATCAATATGTGCTTTGTGGTCTTGACCAGGAAAAGCTTGAAAAGGTTTTACTGACATTGCCATAATATGTTCTAACGCTGGGTCCATTGGCATAGGTGGTGCCGGTGGTGGTAATATTGCATTTACATTTTTTACTCCTAGCGCATCATACATAGATCTATATGCTTGATATAGATTGTGTATACGAGGATTTGATTGCGCCAGTTGTAATTGTGATTGAGCTAAAGATATTCTTTGTGTCTGTGAGAAGATGTTTGGATCTGCTACAGGTAGAATATCTACTCTATCATCAAAATCTTGCATTTTAATTTCACGTCTAGCTCCTGGCACATCGTATGGATATACTGGTGGTAGATATGTTTTAAACACTTCTGCTAATAATTTAAATTCTTGTTTTAATCCGACATATAATCTTTTATGTATAGCTGACATTACCCGCGATCCACGCTCCAGCAACGCGACTGTTGTACCAACGGCAGCGGCTTGGTTCATATCACCCACTTGTGCATCAGCGATGCTCGCGAATCGTTGGCCCGCTGATACAACAACTCCCATTAATTGTAGAAGTGTTGCATCAGGACCTTTAAAGGGTAGAGTCATAAACTGATCTTTGATGTTGCCACCAGGAGCGTCTACGTCTCTGAACTCACCAGGTTGTAAAGGTTGAGCGTCATCTCTGACTCTTATACCCCTAGATTTAAAACCAGCTGGTAAGTTAGCTAAAGTGCCTGCATCTAACAACTGTCTTAAAGCTGCTGTTGCAGTTCTAGTTAATCCACCAATCATATGGATTAAACCAAAACCATAAAATCCTGTGCCAGGTAAAAATTTAAATTGTACAAAATAATTTATTCTTTTTTTTAATGGATCGTTTTGTCTGTAGTTTCTTCTAATAGATAAAACTTTACTATTAGATTGTGCAACAGTTACAACGTAAGGTAACTTAATACCAGTGGGTTCACCATCTGCACCCATATCTTCATAACCATCTAAATCTAAATTAGTGTGCACTTCATACAAAGTGTATTGATTTTCTTGACCATCTTTAGCAATTCCTTCAAGTTCTAATTTTTTATCTTGTAATTGATTTTCAGTTACAGGTGGTGTGCCTAATTCTACATCTCTGTAAAATCCTGCAACCTGTTGTTTTTTTAATTCGTTTTCTGAAATTTTTATAACGTGCACAACTGCATCTGCATCATCTAATGAGTTTGCAGAATAAGGTACGATTAAATCCTCTGCCGGTACAAATTTTGACACGGCTCTACCTAAAAGATCGTCATAATAAACTTTCTTAAATGTAGAGCCTGAGAGAGGGAGGTAAAATAACATTTGATCAAACTCTGGTTCATACTCTTTCATTTGATCCATAATCTGATAGTTCATAAAATCTTTTACACGCTTTGCTTGTTCTTCTTTTTGAACATTAACATCACCCATTATTTGCGTTCGTACTGGTCCATCAGACGGGAGTAACTCTTTATAAGCTTGCGCTTGAAATTGCGTAACCGCTTCTGCAAGTACAGGGTGATTGACACCAGAAGCGCCTCTAAATGGTTCTGTTCGTCTTTCATATTTAAATCCTAAAAGTTCTAATCCGTTTCTATAAGTTTCTTCCCAATCACCTCTAGATTCTTTATACTCATTGTATTGATCCACCATTTTAGAACCTAATGGTTCTAAAATTTCATCACCTAAAAATTCTGCAAGATTCTCAAAATGATCTTCGCCACCTTCTATCGCTGCAACCTTTGGATCAAATGAAACTTCAGCACCACCTTCTTCTGTCATTTCAATTTCAACAGGTCCGCCTTTTTCTTGAATCTCTTCTACGTTTTCTTTAATTGCCTCTTGAATTTCTACTTCACCTGGAACTTCAACGGTTGTTTTTGTATTTGGTAATGGTTTGTCTATTTCAGCCATTTGTTTAATCTATCCTCTTTTGTTAAATGTTGCAATTACTTCTTCAAGTATCTCTGTGTTTGGTTTCTTATCTTCTTTAATTGGCTCTGGATTTGCAGCAGCCCATTCTAATAATTCTGCTTGTGTAACTGGTTCGTCGTTTTCAGTATTCACAAAAGCTCCTATATCAGAATTGTATTTTATATTCATTATTTTTTCTCCGCAAACATCGTAACAAGACCACCATCTTTAAATGATTTAGAATACTGGAGACCAATATTTCCGATACCACTTAAATTAGTTGAACCAGTTACACTAAGTGGGCCTTTTGAAAAACCAATACCAAGATTGTTTGTTCCTGCAAGATCCGTGTTAAGATTTAAACCAACTGGACCTATTCCAGTGCTAAGACCAAGATTTTTTTGTCCTCGAAGATTATCTGTACCAGTTACGCTAACAGGACCTATAGCAGTTTCAATAGTTACATCTCCAACTGGTGTTTTTTCTAATATAGATAGTGTAGGATTTAACATTGCTTTTATTCTTGCTCTGTTAAATGCTGTTAATTGTAAACCAAATGGATCTAGGCTAGGAATATTTTTATTTTTTATAAAATCTTCAACTTTTGTTTTTTCAGGGGGAGTGGTTGGAATTACTGGCTTAATTGTTATAAGAGGGTTTTTTAATCCTTCTTGAGATGGTCCTGGACCAGTTCTAGTTTTTCCTTTCATACCCATATAATCGCTTCTAGGGTCTCTCTCTTCTCCTCCGCCACCTCCGCCACCTCCGGTGCCACCAAAATCACCTTTAGATGCATCAGCACCACCACCATATCGAAAACCTATACGACCACCATCTTTAAAAGGTGATCCTGGATCTAAAGAATCATATCCAGTGCCAGCTTCTTCTCTACTTTTTGAAGCTTGTGCGCCGCCTTTACCAAATTGATCATAAAAACCTCGACCTTGTTTCATAGCTTCTCTAAAATTATCTCTAGCAATTGCTTCTTCTTGTCTTTGTTTTTCTAATTCTTTTTGTTTTGCAAATTCAATTCCTTTTCTAACTAAATTAAAAGGTGTTGGTAAATTTTTTAAAGCACTAAAAATTCCTAATCCAATTTTATTTAATTGACCTGTTAAAGTTCTACCTTGTTGATAAGCATCTGCCTCGTAATCCATAACGGCATCTTTGTTTATACCTTTCCCCAATCCAAAATTAGATGATGAAAAACCTAAACCTCCGTACGGATCTTTAACACCAACATTATCATTCTCATCTTTACCTCCACCATTAGGTCTAGTTATATTTGGTTGTAAAGGTTGAGCTGGAGTAGTTGGTGCTGGTGTAGTATCATACAAACCTCTAGCTCTTAATGAGTTTGCTATTTCTTCATCGGTAAAACCATAAGCTTTCATTGAATTGTAAATATCTAATGCTGTTCCTGTTAACGCAGGACCGCCCATAAATAATCCTACTCGTCCGCCGTTTTTTAAATTAGGAATCATAGGTGATCCTGAAACAATACCATATCTTGTGCTAAAAAGGTCTTGTGGATCTGGCATTACTGCAAGACGTGGTGCATTAGGATTTCTTAATTGAGATTTAAGCTCTGGAAATGCTAACGATAAATTGTATTGATCTAGGTCACTTAACTGATCAAACGGATCTAAATTAGTTGCTTGTAAAGGAGTTAACATCGTAAGTTTATCTAACAGAGTTTGATCTTCATATGGTGGAGTAGGTTTAGTTGGTGCTTTTCCTGTTGGTCCAGTTATAACTCCTAATTGAGGTGGATTGTTTTTAATATACTCATCAAAAAGTCTTTGATTTTCTAATTTTATTTTTTCAAGTGCCTCTCTTTCTTCTTTCATAGGATCGAAATTAGATCCAAAAAATGTAGTGTCTAATTTTTTATCTACTAACTTATCAAGTAATTGATCTCTTGCTGCACGAAAAGATCCTGTAAAATAACCTTGGTCAGGTGTAAGTCTGCCTGGACGAGGATCTGTAAATGCGCTTCTAAAGTTACTTAAACCTGCTCCCTGTAAAAAATTAGTTAGATTTCCTCCTTGAATAGCTCTTGATAATTCATTTGCAGCTTCTTGTCTTGCATACTCTTTTGCTTGGGCTTGTTGTTGATTTGTTGTGCCTGCACTTACTCTTCTTAACGCTTCTGTAAAATCTTGAGTTGTGGCTCTACCACCAATATTAAAATCTTTTCTAGGTTTCTTTTCTTCAAATAAAACTTCAATGCCTATCGCTCCGCCGTCCGCTCTCCTATTTCTAAAAAATTTTTTATAATCAAACTTTGGTTTAGATACAGATTCCACACCACCCTCATCATATCTTTCATCAATATCGTATTCGACATCTTGTTTTTCTTTTCCTTCTCCAGACAATCCTAACTTTTCAGAAATATCAATCATCGTCTGACGTTTATCTTTACTGCCGCTTTTACCGGCTTGTTTCATCAGTTCTGCTTTTTCTTCTTTTGATAAATCTTGTGCTTCTTCATCAGTCATCTCATCTAAATCTTCTAAAGATATTTTTTCTTTGTTCATAAGAACTTGATTGATTCCCATTCCTGGAATAAGTGTTGATAAGATTTTCATAGATGTTTCTGGATTCTCTTGAATGTATTCGTTCACTTGATCTGCAAGTGCAGCCATACCTAACGTGCCTATTGAGATACCAACGGCTTTTGCAAATGGAATAACTAAAGGTGCTGCTAAAATCATAATTAATAATAAGTTCTTTCAACTCGAGGAAGTGAGTCCTCTTTTAAATCTTCTGGATGCGCCACGAACCCTCCTTGTCTAAAACGCATTATTGCTTGTGTCGTGCTGTCCACCAAATCGTCGTGATCTCCATACGGAAATGATGCACATTCTTCTATTACCTCTTCTGCGTACTTTTCATCCGGAGCCCAGATAATTCCAGACTCAAAGAGTGGAGCTACAGCGTTTACCCTAGCGTGTTTGTCTTGGCCTTTGCTAGGAGTATAGTTTATAACAGGAATACCCATTTTTCTCAACTCATAAGTTAATGGCAATCCAGAGGCCTTTGCCTCCACGATCACTGTTTCTGGATTCCAATATCGATATTGTTCCCAAGCTTCTTTCTTAAGATCAGGAAACTCTAATCGTTCTTTAAATGCATCTAATAATATTAAATTAGCAGGTGAGTCGTGGTCTGGATAAAAAACTCCCCACGTTGTAATTGCACTGTAATCTGATGTTTCTTTTTTTAAAAAAGCTGTATCGTAACTTTGAATAATATGTTGCAATGGTGGAATATAACCTTTATCCCAAACTCTCCACCACTCACGTTTAATCAACGATCCTTCTTCCGCTGTTGGGTTTTGCATCCATTGCGCGTTCCACTTTCCAACTGACAATGATGCTTTCACAGATTCTAATTCATCTAACTTCCAATACTGTGGCCACACGGGTTTTCCAGACGGCATTATCGCTGGGAACTCAATTACTTCCCATTGATCTGATTTTAATTCTTTTTGATTTTTTAATAACATTCCAGTTAAATCATTCATATTCCACCTTGTCATTACCACCACTATTGATCCACCAGGTTGCAAACGTTGACGTGGTCCTGATGTATACCAATCATATGCCCGTTCAAGTGCTTGTTGATTTAATGCATCTTGTTCAGAGTGTGGGTCATCGATAATCAATAAATCCGCACCACGGCCCGTGATTGCCGATCCCACACCCGCTGCATAGTACTCACCTCCTTGCTCGGTTTCCCATTTACCCGCGGCTTGTGAGTCCTCTCTGAGTCGTGTCTTAAATATTTGTTGGTACTCAGGGGAGTCAATTAACGTTTTGGCTTTTCGTCCAAAGCGGATCGCGAGTTCTGTTGTGTGGGTCGTTTGTATAATTTTAAGATCAGGCTTTCGTCCTACCATCCAAGAGGGAAGAAGATAGGACGCAAACTCTGATTTAGTATGCCTTGGCGGCATATTAATAATTAATCTTTTGATCTCACCGGATGCAAGTTTATTAAACTTATCTGCAATCTCTTTGTGATGTTTGCCTTCAATAAATTCAGGCCACACGTGTTTAACAAAAGATAGAAAGTCATTGTTAACTTTTCCTTGTTTCTTTTTTTCAGATAACTTGATCGCGTATTTAAGAAATTCTTTTCGAGCGTCGGGTGGAAGTTTATTTATAATTTCCTGTTTCATAAAAATTTTTGCAGAATTTTTTTCAACTCTGTTTTGTACCAGTTTTTATTTTTTTAGGGGTACCCCCTCTATCATATTGCCATTTTCTAATTCTTGCAAGTCTATGTCTAAAACTTGGTATATAGGGTGGGCCCGTAGCACACTAGCAAAAAAGGGGTGTGGGGGGTTCGCGATGCGCGGTTTTTGAATTTGCGTAGGGACCCCTATGTTTAGGGTGGGTGGGCCCATAGTTCACGAGCTATGCAACTTCGGAATGTAGTAAATATATCACACTGACCATTATGGGTTTTTATGGGATTATTTTGTATCAATAAATATGGAATAATATAAGCTCCAAGGGTCATTAAATAAAAAAGAAAGGAGAAATTTTATGGCACTAAGATACGATTACAGAAATATAAAATCTATAAAAGATAATATTTCTGAAAAAGAAAGCGATCAGCTTGGGATGTTTGCTTGGCAAATGATGGCAATAGATATCCAAGAGGTCACTGAGCAAAATGTAAATGAGGTTTGTTTTAGATTACTTTTTTTACAGAAGCTTGGGTTTGGTGCATTAAGTACGCCCGAAGGCAAAGCACTGAATAAAGATACTTTTAATTCACACGATCACGAATTAGATCCAAGTGAATTGAGAAAATATATCAGATCATTGATCGGATATAAAACAAATGTGTTAACCCTGACTCGTGGTAAATTTATGAGAAGGTGGATGAAAGCATTTGAAAGGGATATCGATGAGAGTCTTTAAACCTCGACCAAGATACCGTGTGAATTATCACGCGGTATCTAAACACCTCGGAGTAAAACTCCGAGGTAATGAAACCTTTGACGAGTTGTTGAAGATCGAGCAACAAGTTAAAGAATACAACGAACGCAAAGCGCGGATCGCTGAAGAGAAGGCAAACATTCAGCGAGTCGATGCACAAACCAAAAAGTATTGGGGGAAAAAATGAATAGTGAAACATTAACATTCACAATCGATAAGAAAAAAATAAAGGCTGATCATCAGTACGCTGATGATACAGGCAAAGCCTTTAAAGATCAGAAGGAAGGCGCTGATCACTTAAAAGCCTTCATAAGAGATGAAATAGTATTTCAAAATAAAACAGAAGGTTTTATACCTTACAATAATTTTGAAAGTTCTGTTAGTTGGAAAGTAATTAGCTAACAACCAACCCCGAGCCGATTTAATCGGCTCGGGAATAACTAAAGGAGAAGAGATGAGTGAAGACAAAATAAAAAAATGTTTAGTTCAAGAATTAAAAGAATTAAACGATAAGCTCAAGTACTATGATTGGACAGAAGAGGCTCGAGATATTTATATGGCTAATTGTATTGGGTATGCCCAAGCATTGTGTTGGGTTTTAGGTAGAGATAGACTCTACGAATTATTACAAAATAAATATCGTAATTTATAACAACCAACCCCGAGCCGGTGATACCGGCTCGGGGATAACTAAAAGAGGAAATATGAATACCGAATGTTTAACCGATGATGAATTTTTACTTTGGCAGCAATATTGGTTCCATTGCAAAATCTGGAACAATAATGAGATTTTAAAACATAGTTATCAAGGTTATGATGGTGACAGAGAACAAATCAAAAATAAAATAAAAGATGATTATCCAGATTGTAGAATAATATCTATAAGAAAAGGAAAATTAACTCATCCAGAATTACATCAAAGAGTATTGGAATATAATAAATAAATTTATTTTTTTTTATTTTTTTTGGGGGGGTGGGCCCGTAGGGCACAAGCTGAGGTTGTATGCAAAAGTTGCAATACTCGCGCAGCGCGAAGCGCGAGCGGTGGTGGGGGGTGGGTGGGCCCAGAGGGCACAAGCACAACCCACAGTTGTGTGACAATATGCTCCTATATTATCCCATAAATTATCTTGACATACTATATATGGTATATGCAAAAATTAGATATGCAGATCGCGAATAGCGGGGGAAGGTTTGCGGGGCGCGGTTAGTTTTTAACGCCTATTAATTTATTTTGAATTAATAACCAGTCATTAATTGCTAATGGCTTCACTTCTCTATGATCTAATAGTAGACCTTCAATAGATTTACTTTCATAAAGTTTTATTGATGAGGGAAGGCGGGGCGGGGCGTGATGTAATAACAAAAAATTACGCTTTGATTTTTGAGTATGGAATAAGATTTGATGCGGTGAAAATTTAACTTTTTTTGTAGTAGTATATTTTAACTCTACCATAAAAAACCCGCATAAATCATTGTAGCATAATACATCAGGCACGCCAAAATTGACGGCGGTTTCAATTCTCGTATGCTGTATTAAAGGGGTATTTTTTTTGAATTTTTGATATAATTTTTTTTCAGGTTTCACCGTACAATTGGATATACGGTGAACCCGTTGAAGTCAATATTATTAAAGAGCTACTAATACCCATTACTAAGCTATTGCGGGATTTTGTTAGTAGCTCTTTAATAATATGGGATATTAAATTATAATATCCCATATCACCACATTTAATTTATGCGACCTCTTCAGTTAACAATAGCGGGCTTTCATACCTGACTATTGTATAAGTCTCATTTTTATCATCATTAATTAATTGATAACCCTTAAGTTTGTCATTAATAACATCAATGTCTTTACTTGACGCGACTATATCATAAGAATTATCAATATTAGAATAATGACGCTCTTTTAATATTAAATACATCATAAATTAACCCTCCAATTGTTTTAATGTATTAGGATTTAAAGCAAAAGATAGCATACTTTCAGATGATGCCAGCGCTTTATTTAAATCAACCGCTTTAGCTTTCAAATTAGGATAGCTTAAAGTCAATAAAATATTATCTACTCTATTGTCGATGGCGTCTAATTCCTGGCCTTCTTTAGTTGATTTTCTTAATTTTTTGACAATTTCATCTCGGCAAATTTTTTCTAATTTGTGATTATAATCATCAAAATCATCACAGTTACCAAAATATTCACCAAACCCGTTAATTTTGGCTTGACGCTCACAAATAGCCATCAATTTTTTGGCTATTGAACGCTGATTATCTTGTAATAGCTGTCTTTTATTCTCAATTGAGCGCTCAAAATTAGTTAAATCAGCGGTTGCTTTTTTTAGCAATTCCAACTCTTTTTTGACTTTGATTGCTTTTAAGAATTGCGGATAGTCTTTTTTCATAAGCCCGTCCGCTTTATTGTCAAGTGATCTTGACAATTCCCGCTTTTTTTCAGCGGTTTTTTCTTTAATGATTTTTTCGTAGGTTTTTCTTTTACCGTCCGAAAATGTCACCATTTTATAGTCATCACTCATAATTAACACCTCCATATTTATTTTTAAGTATTGACATATTGAGTTTATACTATTATATGGGAATATATGTCAATAGTTAAATTAAAAAAATGTCCTCAGCCATCATTTGGTTGTGATCCACAAAATTATAATTTTAAAGGTAGACCAAAAAAGGACAATTCAAAAAAAGGTGATATATTTTTAAACTGCCGTTGTTGTGGCGTTTTAATAAGGCCTGATTGGTATAGTCGAATAGATCAGCGTTATTGTCAAGATTGCTTATGAAATTATACAAAATTGAATTTATAGAGGAAGTAAAATCAAGCGTTTTAATTAAAGCTAAAAATAAAAAAAATGCAATTGAAATTGTAAATAGCGGGAATTTTGACAATGATAAAGTAATAGAACGCGATCACTTTGAAATTACTAAAATAGATGAAAATATATAAATCAAAAAAATTATTAAATATTGATAACAACGCGAAGACAATTAAAGGTCAAAAATATAAATATATGACCGCAATTTTATATTTAGCGCCCGCGCGTACTAGCGGTTATAATGTATGCGCCCTTGCAAGTAAAGGTTGTATGGCTAGCTGTTTAAATACAGCGGGGCGTGGTCAAATGGGCTCAGTTCAATTAGGGCGTATCAATAAAACTAAATGGTATTTTTTAGAGCGTGAAAGTTTTTTAGATCAATTAAGAATAGAAATTAAAAAACATATTTTAAGATGCAAAAAAAAGGGTTTCAAGCCCGCTATCAGATTAAATGGAACGAGTGACATTGATTGGAATATACACGGGTTATATGATGAATTCCCAAAAGTTAAATTTTATGATTATACAAAAATTTATAAACGCGCGTTAAAATTTGTTAAGGGTGAATATCCGAAAAATTATCATTTAACATATTCATTAAATGAAGATAACAAAGCGCAAGCGCAAGATATTTTAAGAAGGGGTGGCAATGTAAGCGTTGTTTTTAGAAATAAAAAACTACCTAAAAAATATGGTTGGTTTTATGGTGATAGTTATGAAACATATAGAGTTTTTAATGGTGATAAATCAGATTTAAGATTTAATGATCCTAAAAATGTTATTATAGGTCTTTATGCTAAAGGGCGGGCGTTAAAAGATCAAACTGGATTTGTGCAAGATGTTTAATTTTGTGCGGATAGGTAAGTTTGGAATTCAAGCCTTAAAAATGAATTCTAGGTTTTTGTGCATTTCCCCTCACTTGAAATGCACAAGCGAGCGAGCGAGCGAGCGAGCAGAAGGGATAGTATGAAAATAAATGAATGGGGTGTATTTGTAGAACGACCCGACACTTCAACTTATGAAATAAAATTAAGTGAAGAGTTAGCGAGCAAGGTTTATGACTACATAGAAAAACTAAAAGAAGATGATGAAAATATTTTATCGGGTAATACAGAAGGTAAAATATTATGGTAGAACTAACTAGACAAGAAATTATAGAGAGTGAATTTACTATTGAATGTCCAATTTGTAATTACATTTTAATAGGTGATGAGCCAAGGTATTTTATTGAGTGTGATAAATGTATAAAACAAGCAAGTGAGCAAGAGGAATAGTATGAAAATAAATTATTTGTATGGTAAAGATGTAGTTGACGCCTACCCTGACGGGTGGAGTTGTATTAGCTGTGGTGCTGAATTTACTGAAAAAACAATAGATGTTGAATGTCTTTATGTTATTCACAGCGAGGAAGGAACAGAATGTTTAAAATGTAACCAACAAGCGAGCGAGCAGAAGGGATAATATGACAACAACATTTAAACCATTAACAGATAAAAATATTAAATTAATAAATAAGGACGGTTATTATTGGGCACAAGGGAATTGTGTTATGTGTAATTTTGGAGACACAAACACCGCAACTTTTTGTATGTGTATAAATCACAAAGAGGCAAAACGATTAGCCAAAGCAATCAATCTATTAGAATATTTGGAGGATAATTAAAATGACACAACGAGATGAAGGACACGACTATCGAGATAGTAAGAATAAAGCTATGGAGTACGAGCGCAACAAAAAAATAGATGCACAAGCCAATGATCTAATTAATATATTTTTTGAATTTTTGTGTGATTCAGATTTAGAAAGATTTATAGATAATGATTGTAGCTTAACAAGAGATGGAAAACATTTACTAAAATTAATTAAAACAAACTTAAAGGCGTAATATGAAAAATTTTAAATTCCATTACAACACAATAGGTGATTGTTTTTATGATATTTATTGTCAACCTAATTGCACAAAAAAAGAAGACTTGCTAAAAGATATGGCGGGTATTTTAAATGGTGAATTGACAGCAGAAGATTTTAAAAAAGAAATATTACAATGGGTGGGCGAGCGGAGTGATGAATGTTATTTAGATGATGATTGTCAAATAAGAAGATTTGACGACCATAAATAACTGGACATATACGATATATTACGATAAGAGCACAAGCTATGGGTCTACCTAAAAAACTAACAGAACGACAGATTAAATTTGCAGAATTGTTGGTATACAACGAGGGGCGCAAGAGCCCGAGCGAGTGTGCCTACGAAGCAGGATACAAGACAAGACCGAGACAGGCTGCGAGCGAGCTACGAAATCCTAAGATTGCACCCTTAGTTGTTAAATACATTGGTGAGTTGAGAGCAGAGATACAAGAAAAATATGGCATCACCTTTGAGAAACACATCGGGGAACTAGCGAAGTTAAGAGAGGACGCACGAGCAAAGGGCGCGTGGTCTGCAGCCATAAACGCAGAGATAGCTAGAGGTAAAGCAGGTGGTTTATATGTAGATCAAAAGTTAGTCTTGTCTGGTAATTTAGATAATATGTCTGAAAAAGAATTAGAAGCTAAGATGAATCAAATCTTAGAAGATCACAAAACTTTAATTAATATTACCCCAGAAGAAGAGTTAGTAGAATCAAAAGAACTAACAAGCCCTGATAATCATTCAGAACAGAAATAAATCTACTAAACATTTTTCTTGGAAACTTTTTTACTACTGACCATTTGTTTATTATTGGTTCGTATTGCATTGTATACTCCTTGTGGATTGGGCCCACGCACTGGTGGTATCGCATTCCATTTTACGTTGGGCATATTTTTAGTTAGCGTTTTATTTTTCATTTATTTTTTCCATCTTGATTATACACCCAATTGGAAATACATTTCTATCACTAAATAATTCATCATTTTCTTCGTAAGATGCAAACGTCCAGATATATTTTTTATTTTTATCAAATAAATATGCGTGAGTTATCATTGTAGATGGTAATAAACCTAACGAATCGTGTGCGGTTGCGTGCCCGGAATCACCCGTCGGATCTATCCAGGTGATTTTGTAGTAATAATAACGCTTTTTATTTATTATTACAGATTTGTATTTAGATTTTTTAGGACGTCT